GTTGAGGTGCTCGTGGGACACGGAGTATGTCACGCAATCATCGAAACGACCACCGACCTTGACAAGGCTGAAGTTGCTCGCGCCATTCGCAGAATTGCCGGGGACGTAGTTGCAGATATTTGCATTGTTCCGCAAGATAAGCACTTATCTGAAAACCAGTCTGCCGGAATAAAGTGCGGGGATAATGGAATCTTCAAGGGAGTGCCGCTGACTGCCGAGCAGAAGAAACTGTCTGCTATAGCGAGAGAGATTTTCAGGCATTATCCTTATGACGGTAAATACATACTTGACGGCGAGCGGCTCATTATCTGTCAGAGCAATGCGCCAACAGAGAAATTAAGAGAGATTTACCCAAATGCCCAAATCAATCCCCTCGGCGACTGGACAGGCGGCACCGATGTAGATACCGGAGCAACCAACCGTAAACTCGGTTCTGACATGGCCGACAGCGTAACCGGCGGAGGGCTTCATGGTAAGGATTTATCTAAAGCAGATGTCAGCGTGAATATTTATGCTTGGCTCAAGGCACAGAACGAGAACCGCGCGGTTGAGCTCTGCTGCGCTATTGGTGATGAATATGTAGACGGCAAACCCTACGAAGAAATAGTGGAAATTGCGAGGCAGTACATTAACGCCAAGGGCGGTTTTGAAAAATTTGCGGAATGGGGACTTTTTTGAAAATATAAAGGTGCATGTCGAGATGGAAATTAAAACAGTAAAAATAAGCGAGCTAAAACCTCATCCGAAAAACCCTAGAGTTCACCGTTGGGAGGAACTGACGGGCAAAAGGCGGTGTTGGCTGAATGAAACGAGTGTTTATTTCGCATCCTTTTTCTTCTGATCCAGAAGGAAATCGGGTCCGGGTTGATATTATCTGCCATGATTTGGTCAAGCAAGGAATACTACCGATTAGCCCCCTACATTTATTTAGTTTTATGAAAGATGATAGCAATAGAGAAGAAATACTCCAGGTGTGTTTTAGGCTTATTGATATATGCGATGAGGTTTGGGTATACGGCGACAGCGAAGGTTGCAGGAAAGAAAGGGAATATGCTCTTTCCAGAGGGAAAAGAGTTATAGACAAGGGTGGTGATTAGACATGGGCAGGCCATCAAAAATCTCAAACGAAATAAAACATAAAATCATTACAGCAATAAGGGCGGGAAATTACATTGAAACCGCATCTGCGTATGCTGGAATTACCAAAAGCACCCTATACGATTGGTTAAGGCGAGGAGAAAGAGAAAAGCAAAGAGTGGCACAAAATCCTAGATACAAAATTCGCAAATCAGAACAGCCCTTTGTTGACTTTTCGGACGCAGTAGAAAAAGCGCTTGCAGAAGCAGAAGTAAGAGACGTTGCTATTATAGGTAAAGCATCTGAGGAACAATGGCAGGCAGCTGCATGGAGGCTTGAAAGGAAATTCCCCGACCGATGGGGCCGCAGAAATCTGAACATAGAACATAGCGGAGATATCGGCATCAAGATTGTGGATGATATAGATGACGAAGATTAGGTTATCCGAGCTTATTGCGCCTTCGTTTCACCGGCTGCACAAAGAAATAAAAGCGGAAAAATTTGATGAGATATGGCTTAAAGGCGGCAGGGGTTCAACTAAATCAACCTTCGTCAGCATACAAATTATACTTGGCCTGCTGAAAGATTCAGAAGCAAACGCCGTCGTTACCAGAAGATACCAGAACGAGCTAAGGGACACCGTTTACGGCCAGTTTGAGTGGACTATAGCAAAAATGGGCCTGGGAAACTATTTTAAGTTTCAAGTTGCGCCAATGCAGATAGTATACGTGCCTACTGGCCAGAAGATAGTTTTTAAGGCGGCAGATAATCCGCTTAAAATGAAATCCATCAACCTGGGCCGTGGCTATATCAAATACGCCTGGTTCGAAGAGGCTGATCAGTTTGCAGGAATGGAGGAAATCCGCAATATTCTCCAGTCACTATTCAGGGGCGAGAATAAGAAGCGGATTGTTTTCTTTTCATACAACCCGCCAAAGTCCGGGCGCAGCTGGGTTAACCAAGAGGTGAAGATACCGAAACTTGGGCGAAGGGTGCATCACTCAACATACCTTGACGTGCCGCCGGAATGGTTAGGTGAGCGGTTCCGGGCCGACGCAGAGCACCTGAAAAAAGTGAATGAAATAGCTTATCGCCATGAGTATCTGGGAGAAGAGGTTGGCACCGGGCTTGAAGTGTTTAACAATGTGGAACTCCGGACCATTACCCAGGATGAAATCGCAGCATTTGACCGTATCAGGCAGGGCCTTGACTTTGGTTATGCCGTGGACCCGCTTTGCTTTGAGCGGATGCATTACGATCGGACACGGCGGCGGCTTTATTTGTTTACCGAGATTAGTGGTCTTAATCTGTTTAACCGGCAGTACTGGGAGAAGGCGCAGCAGTATAACGATGTTTGGACCATAGCAGATAGTGCCGAGCCGAAAAGTATAGCAGAATTGAGGTCATGGGGAATGAAAATCAAGGGAGCCAAGAAGGGTCCGGGTTCTGTTGAGTTCGGCATTAAGTTCCTGCAGGATCTGGAACAGATAATTATAGACCCGGAGCGGTGTCCGCTGGCCGCGAGGGAGTTCATAAACTATTCGCTGGAGACAGACCGTAACGGCATAGTAAAAAGTCAGTTTCCGGACAAGGACAACCACAGTATTGACGCGACACGTTATGCGCTGGAAGATGATATGAGCGCAGGAGGATTGAAGATCCTGAAGTAAAGAAGGTGAGAGATTGTTGAATTTTCTTAAGAACTTAATCCGCAATGATATCAACATGCTGACCAAAGAAGAATTGATAAAGATTTTCATAGATGAGTTCAACGTTTCCAAAGAGCGGAAACTGATGCTGGATGGTGAAAGGTACTATCGGGCAGAGAACGGCATCCTGAATCGGAAAATGCTCCGCTACGAAGATGGGCGATGGGTGGAGGACGAAACCAAGGCCAACAACCGTCTAGCCCACGGCTTTATGCGTAACCTTGTAGACGATAAGGTTAACTATCTGCTGCTTAAACCTCTCTCAATGCTTTGTGATGATGAAAAATACCTCACGGCAGTAAAGGATACCTTGGGCAAACGGTTTCAAAAACGACTTGCTCAGCTAGGTTATGAGGCGAGCAATAAGGGAATTGCATGGCTGCACCCTTATATCAACTCTGCCGGCGAATTTAAAACTATGCGTATTCCGTCAGAGCAATGCGTACCGATTTGGACAGACAATGACCACGAGGAACTTGAGGCATTTATCCGGTATTATGATGTTGAAACCTACGAAGGCAAAGAAAAGCGGATAGTCACAAAAATTGAGTACCACACGGCAGACGGGGTTGAGTATTACGAAAAGACACCCAACGGGGAAGTGATACTGGATGCCGAAAAGTACCTGGATGTAGAAGGCGATGGGATACTGCTCCCTCACTTTACTGCGGACGGCGAGCCCGGTACATGGGGCCGGGTGCCTTTTATTCCTTACAAGAACAACGACATGGAGCTGCCGGACCTGCAGTTTGTAAAGACTCTAATTGACGACTATGACCGGACGCGTTCTGATATTTCAAACCTGCTGGAGGAAGTCAAGAGCGTAATATACGCGCTTCGCGGCTATGGCGGGGAAAATCTAAGCGAGTTTATGCGTGATTTGGCACACTACCGCGCCATTAAGCTTGATGCTGATGAGCACGCTGGCATTGACCTGCTGCAGGCTGATATAAACATTGAAGCGGCAGAGAAGCACTGGGAAGCACTCAAAAAGGATATATTTGACTTCGGCCAAGGCGTGGATGAGGATAAAGATAAGATAGGCAATGCACCTTCCGGCATAGCTTTGCGGTTCTTGTATGCCGGTCTGGACATCAAATGTAACGCTCTTGAGGAATGGTTTAAGTGGGGATTTGAACAGCTTCTGTATTATGTAAATAAATACCATGAACTGACCGGTCAGCCTGTATCGGACAAGGAAATCACTATCGTCTTTAGCAGGGATATTGCAATCAACGAAACACAGGCCATAGAGGATTGTCAGAAGAGCAAGGGCGTAATATCAGACCGGACAATTGTGGCTAATCATCCCTGGGTAACAGATGTTGATGAAGAGATGGCTCAGATTGAGAAAGAATACCGAACACCAGAACCCCCTATGCTCAATGAAGAGAGTGATGAATAATGCCAAAATCATACTGGGAGAAAAGGCAGGAGTTAACTTATCTGGCCGGAGAAAAGAAAGTCAGCGACTATTATAGAGGGCTGCAGAAAGCATTTGAGCAATCTAGGAGGGAAATACGCAAAGTTATAAATGACTTCTACATGCGGTATGCAAAAGAGAACAAAGTAACCTATGCAGAAGCCCAGAAGCTACTTAGCCGAATGGAACTAGGTGAGTTGCAGGAATATATTGACCTGGTCAATGAGAGCATAGGGAAGTACAATCTGAAGCTTACTAACATGTCAATTAAGGCCAGAATTACCCGCTATCAGGCTCTTGAAAAGCAGATAGACGCCATCCTGCAAAGGCTATATGCCCTGGAATACGAATACAAGGGCAATGAATTGCTAAAGGAGGTTTATACCGATGCGTATTACAGGACCTGGTACAACATAGACCAGTATTACGGCTTCCACCAGGAGTTTGCCCGGGTGAACCCGCGGACGATTGATGAGCTAATCAGGTATCCCTTCAATGGTGCGAACTTCTCCGGCCGGATATGGAGGCAGAAAGACCATATGTTGCAGGTATTAACTGAAGATATTACCACAATGTTGGTGCAAGGTAGAAATCCTCAAACATTAGCAAGAGATTTCGCAAGGAGGTTTAATACAAAAGAATATGAAGCATATAGATTGCTATATACAGAGAGCAGCTTTATTATTGAACAGGGAACCTTAGCAGCATATAAAGAGGACGGTGTGGAGAAGTATCAGATTCTGGCAACCCTGGACATGAAAACTTCGGATATATGCCGGGAGCAGGACGGGAAGGTATACGAAATAGATAAAGCTACAGTGGGTGTGAATTATCCGCCTTTCCACCCGTTCTGCAGAACAACAACGGTACCTTACTATGAGGATGATGACAAAGAAGTTGGTACTAGAGTTGCTAGGGATCCTAAAACAGGGAAGAGTTATGAAGTGCCGGCAGATATGACATATCGACAGTGGCAGAAGAAATTTATTAGCGCCTAAAAAGGTACTTTTATTATGCTTAATTGGAGGCGAATAGATGGCTAAATACAGAAAAAAGCCTGTGGTAATTGAAGCAATACAATATACTGGGAATAATATCGTTGAAATCATAAAATTTATGCAAGAACGTGCACGTGGAGATAAAACAAGATATCTAAGATTTGATGCCACAAAAATGGAGTACTTTATTAAAACATTGGAGGGGGAATACATATTAACAGAAGGTGATTACATTATATGTGGTATAAAAGGCGAGTTTTATCCTTGCAAGCCTGACATATTCGAGCAGACATATGAAAA